CTTGGAATCAACTCCAGATTTAACTACAAAAGTAATTTCAAGTGCGAGTCGAAATAATAATGATGTTACGATAAATTCCACAGGTCATGGATTAAGTGTGGGGAAATTTGCCACTATTAGTGGGTTGGGAAATTATTCTAGTGGTGGTAATCCTAATGGAGTTTATAAGGTAGTAACAGTTCCTAGCGTAGATAGTTTTACCTATACTTTTGCAGCTACTAGTACAGGTTCTACCACATATAATTCATCAGGTGCATTGGTAGAATATTTTAATGACTTCACATCTGTTGCTAGTGGTGATTACACCATGCCAACTGCTGTGGTAGGCACAAATTTAGAAAGTACAAATGGAATAACCACCATAACGACTAGTAGTCCACATGGTCTTTCTGTAGGTCAGGAGATAGAATTAGTAAAGTCTGCAAATTCAAACTATGTGGCCGATTTAAAAGTTGTAGTTTCGGGTGTACCTACAACAACAACATTTAGTTTTAATCATGCCGTTGAAGATATTGGATCAACAGCAGATGCAACTACATTTTTAAAGAAGGTTGCCACATCATATTTTGTAAGAATGCCTGCTGCACCATTTGGCATAGTCAATCAACGCAGACTATGGTTGCCCTACTTTTACGACTCTGCCAATAGTCCTGCAAAAAGACCAAACATGGACGAGATTATTGCAAGTGATATCTTGGATGATACCACATTTGACGTCATTGGAAATCAATTTCGTGTCACAGGTGGAGCAAGTGATTTTATAGTAGGTTTGGAAGCATTTACAGAAAATACATTATTAGTATTTTGCCGTAGAAGTATCCATCGTTTAACAGGAGTAAGTGGATCTTTGCAGGATGTTCAAGCAAATGTAATTACACCTGACCTTGGATGCTCTGCACGTAGAAGTATTGCCCAGGTAGGAAACAGAGTATTATTTTTATCCGACCAAGGGGTGTATGCATTGACCTTTCTTGACGAATATAATTTGCGTGGTTTAGAAATTCCAATCTCAGAAGCAATCAAGCCAACTATTGATAGGATTAATCAAAACTACATCGACAAAGCAGTTGGGACATACTTCAACAATCGATACTATCTTGCCATACCTGTTGATGGATCGAATGAAAATAATCTAATTGTAATTTATAATTTCATTAATAATGGATGGGAGAGCATTGACCAAGTCAACAGCTTATCCTTCAACATACGAGACATGATTGTAGGGCGTGAAGGTACGCAGAATGCGCTATATATAACCACAAGTGAAGGTGGTGTGCATAAGATTGAAGGCTTTGATGGAGGTGACCAGGTAAGTGTTACTGCTGGTGTATCCGTTCCGCAAACTATTGCGGTAGATTCGATTTTACAAACAAGAGAATATGATGCCGAAAGTATAGACCGAAAGATTTTTGCAAGTGCCGAAGTGCATTTAAAATCTGAAGACTTTAGCATCACGCAAGGAGATATTAATTTTACAACCACTGATCCAGATCGCACAAGAACAGGCGATACAATCCAAGGATTACTAGGAGGAGATTTAGCACAGGGTGAAGATGCAAGCATTCGGGCAGGCATACGCTTGCGTGGATATGGATGTAGCGTGGAAGTAAAGCCAACAGCAGGTAGACCTTTTATAAGAACTGTTAAAGTGGATGCACGATTAACAGACCGATCAAGAACTTCAGCACAATAATATTATGGCAATTTTAAATAAAGGAACAACCTATGCAAGTGGTGATAATGTAACTGCTGCCAACCTCAATGCTTTAGTTGACTCAGCTACTTTTAAGACCGGGAGTAATGAAGCAACAGACAACTCAACCCTACAAGTTCATGGAAGTGGATACCTAAAAATAAAAGACTTAGGAGTTGGTTCAACCCAAATAGCAGAAGATGCAGTCATCACTGCAAAAATAGCAGACTCAACAGGCACAACTGATGGTGTCACATCTGCCAAGCTTGCAGATAATGCAGTGACTACCGCAAAGATAAAAGACTCAACAGGTGCAAGTGATGGAGTGACCACGTCCAAGCTTGCAACGGATGCTGTCACAGCTGATAAAATAAGTTCTACTGACACAACTTTTAAAGTATCGTCTTCCGATGTTGTCATCAATGATGCAGGTGGTGATATTGATTTCCGTGTAGAAGGAGACAATAATGCTAACTTATTACTTACAGATGCTTCTGTCGATAAAGTGTCTATTCGAGGTGCAATAGGTTCTGTCACAAACACAACTATTCATGGAGGATGTGAGTTTAAGGATGGCAATATTCAAATATCTAGGTCAGGTGTAAGTGCAGGTATCAGACTACAAGAAGACTCAACTTTGTCATCTCCAAATCAACAATCCGATATTAATTTAAGAACATCAGATGGAGCATTAGTATTTGCAAAACCACAAAAATCATCTGACTCAACAACACATGTATTTGAACCTGGTGGGGGTATGCATTCGCTTGGTTCAGTTTTACCAATAAATGATGGTAGTGCAAATATTGGTTCAGCTTCAAAAAGATGGCAAACAATATTTGCTGTTAATGGTTCAATTAGCACTTCTGATGGAAACCAAAAAGAAGAAATACAAGAATTATCTGAAGCAGAACTTTTAGTTGCACAGACATGTAAAGGTCTAGTCAGAAGGTTTAAGTTTAAGGGTGGCACAAGAAAACACATAGGAGTCATAGCCCAAGATGTAAGAGATGCATTTACTACTCAAGGTTTAGACGCACATGAGTATGGATTGTTTTGTTCCGATACATGGACAGATGACACAGGTCAAGAAGTGACACAACTAGGAATCCGATATGACGAACTCCTAGCCTTTATAATCTCCGCACTTTAATGGGAAATTTAAAAACAGAGATGCTAACCAAGCTTAAAGGACTAGCACCTTTTGAGCAGATTCTAGCAATTTATGAGGACAAGTCTCTGTTGTTTAGAGAACTGCATAACTATATGATCGGTGGTATGGTCGCATCCAATCCATCGTATTTTATGATGTGCAAAGCAATTGATGGAAGTAAGGATGCAAGCGACCAATGGTTCTGCAAAAACCCAGACACCTGGTACATCCGTTGGGTTGCAGGAAAAGGATGTATTAAAGAAATGATGGAGCAACTTGCACCCTTACCCTTTTTGAAATTTAGACGAATTACTCCAAACGGAGAGACAACTTTAATAACTTATTCTTGGGAAAAAATGTATAAGAAAGTAAGCAATGAAAAATGATCCTTTAAAAGAAGCAGCTAATAAATTAAACGAGCAAGCACCTCCTGGTGAGAGTCTTGCTTACATCAATCCTACCGAAGCATTAATGCTCAAGGAAATGGGTGGGTCAGGAAAACCTGCTGCTGGTGGAGTACCTTCGTATAAAAAAGGAGATGTGGATGCCCCTCCACCTCGTGACTATGGTGCAGAAACAAGAGACACACTCGAAGCACAAGTTGATTTAGCTCCAGAATTATACGCATCGGAATCTAAGTATAGACCACAATACGCAGACCTTGAGCGTAGAATGCAACTTCAACAGCTTGGTATTGATCCGACTAAGGGAATCTTACAGGCATTAGAAGAGGATATTATCCCATCTCAGGCACGCATGAAAAGCAAGGCAACAGAAGATGAGATTGCCATGATTCGTGATCTTGGCCCAGAACTTCTAGAAGCACAAAGAGCAGCAGATCCATTGGCAGAATCAATCCGGCAAGGAATCATGTCGCAAGCACAAGAAGAACTTTTATCCGGGCAAGGATTAACAGAGACAGAACAACGTGATCTTGATCAACAAATCCTTGGAGGTGCAGCAGATCGAGGGATGGAAGAACAGAAGTCTACTTTTGCAGAACAAGTATCCCAACGCCTTGCTGCTAATCGTGGCGTGAAACAACAAAGGCTGGCAAATGCAGCAAGCGCATACAACCTTGGAAACTTTGATGTTCTACAAGCATTGACAGGTAGGTCTGCTAATACACCCATGCAAGCCCAACAAGGCTTTGGATCTGCTGGCTTTGCCCTACAATCAAGCCCCGGATTATTTAACCCAGAAAGTAATTACGCAGGCAACCTCGCAACTCAGAACTACCAAGGAATCATGGATGCCAATGCAGCTACGGCAGCGAATAGAGCAAGCATGACAAGTGGACTATTTAGTGGACTTGGCTCATTGGGTGGCGGTGCATTGACAGGTGGATTATCCGCAGGTGGTTTGTTTAACAAATAGGAGATAACATTATGGCAAGACAACCTTTTTACGGACGAGGCCCAGGCCCAGCAATAGCACGCATGGACATGAATACGGCTACCGCCCCTGGACGGGCGTATGGGCAAATGGCTGCCAATTTAGGCAAGCAGGTTGGAGATACCATTAGGGAGTATGGCTTGAATAAGGCAAAGCGTGCTAAGTTGACAGGTGAGATTGAAGCATACTATGAGCAGAATAAAGACGCTCTTGCTCAGATCGGCATGAGTGGAGATGAGGCACAAGATAAGAAAGATTTTTCCCAGCGTGATAAATTTGTAAAAGGAGATATGAGCATGGCAGAACTTGAAGGCTATGCTGGTAAACTTGCTAGAGGGGATGTGTTAAAAAACCAGGCTGCACAAAATGAAACACGTGCAATTGCCAACGAGCTAGGTAGAGTCAACCTTAGTATAAGTAAGGAATTAAAAGATACACAGATACAACTAGGAAAAGATAAAGGTATTCTTTCTGGTATAAATACTAAAGTTGCAAAAATGAGAGAGAGAGGTCTTACAAAGGAAGAAGAAAACATGTTAAAGAAACTTGATCTTCTTGGTAAGCAAACAGATGCTCTATCAGATAATTTGGACTACAAAACAGACGCAGAAAAGCAAGCGGCTTTACTTAGCTCTGCAACAAGTAGAGCTGGCATTGGATTAGTTGACCCAAGAGCTGAAGCTACGAAAGCAGCACTCACAACTTCTGTGATGAAAAATGAACAGGCACAGAATCTTATGCCTGGTGACACAAGTAACGCATTGAAAAAGCAAGACCTTGATTCAACTAACATTAATATTACACAAAGCACAATTGAACAGGGTGGAGGTGTGCAAGGTATGGCCGAAAGAAACATCAAGAAAGATGACCTTGGCATTAAGGCGCAAGAGATAGGTATAAAAACTAAAAAGAAGTATATGAATTACCTTGATGCGATGGCAATAAAGTCAGCAACAAAAAGCCCTGAAAATACTAGCATAGAGAATAGTATTACAGAAGTTCAAAAGGAAATAGATAGTATTATGAGTTCTCCATCCTTTGTTAAAGATGAAGATGGAAACGCACTAGATATTGAGGATCTTGTAACTATTACTCCAATAACAGGTGAGGTTGAAATATCAGAAGATGCTAACAAGTTTTCTGAAAGGGAAATAAATCGCTTAGTGGAACTTGTTAAGAAAAAAACTAACTTACGACTAGGGCAGAAAACAATAATAATTGACGGCAATGGAAATCAAAAAGAGGTAACCATTGCGGATAAAGAAAGAATGACAAGAGCAAAAGAGGCTCAGTTGGAAGCTATTGAGGAAGCAAGGTTACGAAAAGAACGTGAAGAAAGTTTAAAGGAAGCAGAGATGATCAGATTATTATTTTAATAAATACAATTGTGGACGAAATAGATATAGAGGCTACTGAAAATTATTTGAGAAATTCAAATACGATAGATATTGAAGCAACGGAACAATATTACAGTGATCCATTTCAATACGCAGAAGCTCGTGAAGCAGACGCAGTAGACATGGGTGTAATCATAGGTACAGAACTACTTGGTACTGTATTAGGTGGAGTTGTAACAGGAGGTAATCCATTAGGTTTTGCAGGTGGATCTGCATTAGGTAATTATTTATCACAGCAATACCGCATAGGCAGAGGCTTGCAAGATGATGTGGGACTAGGAGAACTTGGTGCAGCTACTGTGCTTGGTGGTGTAGGTGTTGGTAAGCTTGCTGGCATGGGTGCAGCAGGTAGAACCGCAACACGAGCAGCACAAGGTGCAGGTTTAGCAGGGGCAGAATTAACTGCACGAACATTCATTGATGAAGACCGCGCACCAACAAAAGATGAGATTGCAACCACCCTCCTGTTTGGTGGTGTGTTTGGTGGTGGACTAGGTGCAGTAGAAGCTAAGTTCTTAAAGGATTTAGGTCTACCTGCGCAAGAAGGGCAAAAGCGTTTAGAGTTTAAAGAAGCAGTACAAGAGCAAGTTAAAGAAGCAGGTGGTGCAAGTAATTACGAGGTAGGCAGACCTGTAGGGTTTTTTACATTTCGTGACCCACAAGGTAACTTTACATTTAGAGACCCAGATTACCCACAGTTACAAACAAGATTAAATGTTATACCGCAATCTAAATTTCCAAATGCAGGGGTAGATTTAGGGTTACCAAATAAACAAAAAGGAGAAATCATTGAGGTAGATGCAATACCTGTAGAAGACTATGCAGAAGGTTTACTTAGTGGTATAGAGAATAAGCTATTACTTGAATCGGAGGATATGATTAAGGGAATATCCTCCGGGCAAGAGTTAACTCCAGAGATGCAAAACTTGCGCAAAGCTTTTGAGGGTAAACTGGCATCTGATAATGAAATCTTCACAGGCGTAAATCCAATTGTCGCAAAAGGTAACATTGGTGACACGCGGAGGTTGAGGGAGATTGATGAGCAAATTGCTAGAATCTCACACCGTGGGAAATCTACCAAACAACGCAAGCAACTAGAGAAAGAAAAGCGCGCGCTAGAACGGAAGCATAATATTGTACAAAATGTATTGCTTGGTGGGGCAGGGGTTTCCGCTGCTGCTTCCATGTTTACAGAGGATGAAGAAGCTAGTGGAAGCAGTCTAGCAATGGCAGGTCTTTTAGGCTTTTTCGGTATTAAGAAAGGCAAGAAAGTAACTGAGGCGTTAGCAAAAGGCACAAAGAAAGGCCAAGCTAAAAACGCAAGCGATGAAGCAATCCGTGCCAAGGGTGGCACACCTACACCAGACCCTGAACCAATTGGTAAAGCAGCAGTAGAAGCAGAAAGAAGGCAAGCAGCAAGTGATAGAATACCAGCTAAAAGAATTGCTCCTGTAGATGATATAAAAAGATTTTATAGTGATGAACTTATTAAGCAACTTGAAGAAACCAATGATCCATATATACAAAATATTATTGCTGAAGAACTTTCTGAACGTGCAAGTAGAGAAACCCCAAGAGGAAGAGCATTAAAAGAAAAGCTATTCAGAATTGCTACTACAGATAGTAAAATTAGTGATGAAACATTTGATATTGTTAATAAAGCTAGAGACACTCCACCTGGTACACAAAAAGCAAATCCAGATGTGCGAGGTTATAGCCAAGCAAATAAGTTTCGATTGGCAGAGTTAGCAAAGAGCGGAGATCCAGAAGCACTGCAAGAAATTCGCAGACGTGCTGCCAAGAATCCACGAACTAAAAAGTTCTTTGAGAAGGAAGGTTTGTTCACAGGCTTGCTTACCACAGGCACAGGTGCAATTGCACTGATGGAAATGATGGAGGATGAAGATGATAGTGTATCTCGTGCGTCATTAGGTGGGTTTGAGCTTCTTACAGCTTTGGCACTAGGCACGCTTGGATACAAAGGAGCAAAGAAATTTATTAAGACCGCAGAGTTTAAGAAAGCAAAGGCACAAATAAAAGCTAATCCATCTGCTGCTGAACCAGATATTATAAAGCAAGCTCGCATAGATCAAACTTTAGAAAGAAATCCCTTTGCACCTCCAGGTGATTTTAAGGAGGCAATGAAGTCTGCACAAGACTTTGTAACTAACGCGCTCGTACCAATGAGTCGTACTCTTAAAAATATTAACAAAGCATTACCTGCTGTATTTAGAAAGCACGAGGGAGAGATTGCAACAAAGACACGTGAGTACATGGACAAAGTTTCACCCTTTATTGTATCCATGACTAAGCGTTTAAAAGATAAGCCAAATAAACAAAGATTATTTAAACAGTATTTACTTAATGGAGAGTACACAAAAATCTCTGATGAGATTTTAACACCTAATGCACCACAAGCTCTCTTTGATCAGATGGGTGAAATGCGCAGGTCATTAGATGATTTGCGAAGCTATGCACGTCAAAGAGGGGGTCTTGATGTGGGATACATTGAAGCATATTTTCCACGCAAAATTAAAAACTATAATCACTTCCGCAAGGCACTAGATGAGGAAGAAGGATTAGGTGGAATACGGACAGAGTTAGATAAAGCGCTAGATGATTATGCAGCTAAGAATAACTTTAGTAGCATAGATGCAATACCTACAGATGAAGCTGCGGAGGTAGTAAGTAGGACACTGCGTACACCTCCATCTGGTGGCATGACTCCAGGTAATGTAAAGATGCGTAGTATTGAAAGTGTATCACCAAGAATACTAGATGCCTATGCAGACCCGGCAGAAGCACTAGGTGATTATGTTCAACGCATGGTGCAAGCCACAGAGCGTAGAAACTTTTTACTACGCAAGCCAGATGCAAGTGGATCTAAGGTTGGATTTCAAGGTAGCCAAGATACGATTAATGCAGACCTTGGTATGCGTATGGAAGTATCTGAAGATATGGTGGGTGCATTAGCAGACAGGTTGCGCAGAGAAAATAAGCTATCACAAGAAGATGTGGACAAACTCAAGGAAGTTATCCGGGCAAGATTTAACAGTAAGACTGTAAGTCCATTTTTCCAAGGCGTGAAGAATGCAAATTACATTGCAGTCATGGGTAACTTTGGATCTGCCATTACCCAGCTTGGTGATCTTGCATACTCAATACACT